GCACACGCACACGCTCGCGTATACATGCTATTTCACAGCCACAATCCCCAAAAACTGGGGAAAAGCCCAAGGAATCCTGCGCCCTCGGGGGTAAATACCTGAAAAAGGGTAAGGAATCCTACCCCCCCGGATTTATTATACATATTTTCGAGTTGACTTTCTCTAAAATCAGAAATAACCTTTGCTAGCGAGTCAAGCATCGCACGCTGGAGAGGGGGGTCACCTGTGTATCTCCTTCCACCTCTAGAGAAAGGGTGACCCCTCATGTCCAGACTCATCTGGGAAGACGAATCCGGCGAGATACAGCTTGATGAAGAGCGGATGGGGGAGTGGTTTGCGATGGCAATCCACAATATCCAGCACTACGACATCGCCGAAGACGAGACAGCATGGATGCTTTTCCTTATGGGGGCCGAAACTGCGGTCAGGGGGAACCGAGGAGACACGCCATATGAGACGGAGGACTCGTAAACATGACCCGAAGGTCAGCACAGCCAGACAGAGGCTACAGTGCGCCGGTTGCGGAGAGTGGTTCGAGGCCCGTGATAACGACTGGGTCGCACTCGCGACAGGAGCCTACGTCCACTGGGGTGGTAGACGGGGGCAAAGTTGTCATGAAACCTACGGCAGAGCCTACAGAGACCAACTCGCAGCCGATGAGGCACGAAGCGTGGATGAGAAAAGCCGCGAAAGAGGCAGACAGGCTGCACAAAAAGTTGACCGAAAAGATGTCGAGTTCTTCTTCTGACCTAGTCCACAAGCCGTCCCACTACAATCAGTCGGGCATTGAGTGCATCGAAGCCATCCGGGCGGCTCTGGGGCCAGAGGGTTTCCGTGACTACTGTCAGGGCAACGCTATGAAGTACCTGTGGCGACACAAGTACAAGAACGGCAAGCAGGACATAGAGAAGGCGCAGGTCTACCTGAACTGGCTACATGAGGCGTATGACGACTAATGGAGTACAACTCAGATTTCAGGTTCGACCTTGCCCGTGGCCAGAAGGCTGAGAAGTGGTTGGGTGGTCTGCTGGAAGCTGACACGCTTGAGGTCAAGCGAGACTTCATCGCGCACAAGACCAAGCGCGTATACGTCGAATACGAGTGCAACGGCAAGCCGTCAGGCATCACCAAGACCGAAGCTGACTGGTGGGCCTTTGTTATGGACGACTGTGCCGTAATGATACCTACGGCAAAACTGAAAGAACTGGTGACCATCGCCGTTGAAAAGGGGCGGTATCGCCGAGGCGGGGATGGCAATCGTTCCGTAGGTGCGCTGATAGAACTGAAGGACTTGGTTGAGTACCTGAAACTCCCCCCATCAACCATTGAGGAGTCAACATGAGTAAGTTTGATTATGAGAATAACAGGGAAGCTGTTCTAGAGGCCATCAGCGAGAAGATGTTGGCCGAATGCCGTATTCACCGCAGGAACATTGAGATGATGTGTGACAACCCGGTTGGCATCGGGGACCATGGCAACATCGTTGAGACAATCATGAGTGAATTAGAAAAGTACGAAAGAGCTAATTCGCTAATGGTGACGGCTTCGGAAATGATTGATGAATATACACAGGTGAAGGTTTGATGGATTTTCAGAATTATCAATCAAAGGCGCGAGAGACAGCTATCTACCCGCGCGAATACTCCGTCCTCTACCCTACCTTGGGCCTTTGTGGTGAGGCTGGGGAGGTTGCCGAGAAGATTAAGAAGGTCATCCGCGACAAGGGCGGGGAGTTTGACGAGACCGACCGGATGAACATCCGCAAGGAACTGGGTGATGTCCTTTGGTATATGGCCCAGATTTGCTCCGACCTCGACCTACGGTTGGAATCCATCGCCATAGCCAACGTGGAGAAGCTGCGGCTTCGCAAGCAGAACGGCACCCTGTCCGGTTCAGGTGACGACAGGTGACGGACCTAATATTCAGAGCGTGGAATGGCGTCATGGATAGCAGCCTCAATCCCTTGAGGCACATCCCCGACCTGAACACCCGCCACCTTGTCATGCAAATCCTTGCGTGGATGTGGTGTATAATATTTTCCATGTCGGTTGGTTCTGTGGTGGTGTTCGGCATCAGCGCGCTTGCTCACGCGCTCCTGCTGGCTGGGATTTTCATCACGCTGGCTACATTTGAAACTGCCAAGCGCAGGCCACATTACTTCGGCGGCTTGGGAAGGGGTAGCGGCGGTGAGCATCATTAAGTCCATCCTGACGTGCTGGATGGAGAAAGACCCGGCAAAAGACCCATTCATGGACAACGTCATACGCCTCGCCTGCATGGTCTGCCTTGCGTTGATGATTTATCATTCTGTGGTTGGTGTCATTGCCCGGTGGACATAAGCCATAAATATAGGCGCTTGGCCACCTGTGCGTGATAATTTGTAGGTGTGGCGTATAACATCCCACATCGGTGACAATGGAAGCATCCGCACAAGAACTCCTTAAAAACATTGATAAGCTGCCTGCCCAGCACTACGAGGCTCTGACAAAAGCCTTAGCCAAGTGGCATGAGGCGAAGCAGCATGAGAAGGCGAAGACCAGCTTCCTAGACTTTGTGAAAGTCGTATGGCCCTCCTTTATAGAGGGGCCGCATCACCGCATCATGGCTGACAAGTTTCAGAAGGTAGCCGATGGTGAGTTGAAGCGTATCATCATCAATATCGCTCCTCGCCACGGAAAGTCAGAACTGACTTCATGGCTCCTTCCCGCTTGGATGCTCGGCAAAGACCCTAGCAAGAAAATCATCGCCGCCACGCACACGGCTGATTTCTCTGTAAGGTTCGGTCGAAAGGTTCGTAACCTTATCGACACTGAGTCATTCAAGTCGGTTTTCCCCAGCGTCTCCCTCCGGGCAGACAGTAAGGCCGCTGGCCGCTGGGATGTATCAGGTGGGGGAGAATACTTCGCTGTCGGCGTCGGCGGTGCCATGACCGGTCGTGGTGCTGACCTTTTGATTATTGACGACCCACACTCAGAGACGGCCGGTATCAGCCCCTCTCTAGACTACTTCGACAGTGTATATGAGTGGTACGCATCCGGCCCACGGCAGCGTCTTCAGCCGGGTGGGGCCATCATCATCGTGATGACGCGCTGGCATGAACTGGACCTGACTGGTCAGATACTCCAGTCATCCGAGGAGCGTAAGGGTTCCGATAAGTGGGAGGTCATAGAACTCCCTGCCCTTTACGAGGACGGTGAGCCGCTCTGGCCAGACTTCTGGTCCAAGGAAGAACTCACAGCCCTGAAGGCTGAACTGCCAATTTCAAAATGGTCTGCTCAGTACCAGCAGAAGCCCACCTCTGAAGAGGGCGCACTTATCAAAAGGGAGTACTGGAGGGAGTGGCGCAAGCCCAACCCGCCAGCCTGTTCATACATTATTCAGTCGATAGATACCGCGCATACAAAGAATGCGCGCTCTGACTACTCAGCCATCACCACTTGGGGTGTGTTCGACTATCCGAATGAGGACGGTCAGATGACCCCGAACATCATCCTGCTAGACGCAATCAACGAGAAGTTGGAGTTCCCTGAACTGAAGAACAGGGCGCTGGAGCAATACTATGAGTATGAGCCTGATGGATACCTTATCGAAGCTAAAGCTGCGGGTCTCCCGCTCATACAGGAACTTCGCGCTTCGGGTATTCCTGTTCAGGATTACACTCCAAGTCGCGGCCAAGACAAGCTATCGCGAGTTAATTCAATCACGGATATCTTCGCGAACGGCATCGTCTGGTATCCCAAGACACAGTGGGCAGAACAACTGGTCGAGCAATGTGCTGCATTTCCTAATGGGGCGCACGACGACCTTGTGGACTGCACGACGCTGGCGCTGATGCGCTTCAGGCAGGGTGGTTTTCTGAGTCTATACAATGACTTTGAAGATGAAGAGCCGGACTGGCGTCCGCGCAGAGGCAACCGTTTTTACTAAGGAATGACGATGGAAGAAGAAGATATGCCGGTAGAAGACGGCGTCTCTGTGGGCGTTCTAAACCCAGAGGCTGTCGTGATTGCTGATGATGACGGTAGCGTGGTCATTGATTTTGAGCCGGGTTCAGAGGAAGAGAGCGTCCCCTTCGACGCAAACCTTGCCGACCACATGGAAGATGGTGAGCTTGCCCTCCTCGCGTCAGACCTCACCGCAGCCTACGACGAGGACCGTGCGTCCCGTAACGAGTGGGAAGAAGCCTATATGGATGGCCTCGACCTGCTTGGCGTCAAGATTGAGGACCGCACCACCCCGTTCGACGGAGCCACCGGCGTAACCCACCCCATCCTGAGTGAAGCTGTCATTCGCTTTGTATCTCAGGCGATGATGGAAATCTTCCCGTCCAACGGCCCTGTCCGCACCACAGTCATCGGTAACAAGACTATGGAGCGCGATGAACAGGCGCGCCGAGTACAGGATTACATGAACTATCTCCTGACTGAGGAGATTGAGGAGTACCGCCCGTCTACAGAGCAACTCCTGTTCAAGACAGCCCTTGCCGGGTCAGGCTTCAGGAAAGTCTACTACGACCCGCAGCACAACAGGCCGGACAGCATCTTCGTTCCAGCCGAGGACTTTGTCGTTAGCTACGACACGACAGACCTCAAGTCCTCTCCTCGCTACACACATGTCATGCGGAAGAGCGACAACTTCGTCCGCAGGATGCAACTCAGCGGGTTCTACAGAGATGTAGACATAGGAGACCCAACGAATGAAGGCACTGACATCCAAACCAAATACAACGAACTCACAGGAGTTACGGAAGTCTCGGAGACGGATGTCAGAACCCTCCTCGAAATCTTCGTTGAACTCGACCTGCCGGGGTTCGAGCATACCGGAAGCGACGGAGAGCCAAGCGGACTCAACCTCCCATACGTCGTCACAATCGACCAAACCTCAGGCTCCGTCCTATCAGTTCGTCGTAATTACCAAGAGGATGACCCACTAGCCGAGCCTCACCAGCACTTTGTCCATTACAAGTTCCAGCCGGGACTAGGGTTTTACGGGTTTGGCCTCATCCACCTGATTGGCTCCATCGCTAAATCATCCACATCCATCCTCCGTCAGTTGATTGATGCCGGTACTCTGGCCAATCTTCCGGCTGGCTTTAAGGCTCGCGGCCTGAGGATTAAGGGCGACGACCGTCCTATTGAGCCGGGTGAGTTCAGAGACATTGACCTTCCGGGCGGCGCTATCAGGGACAACATCCTACCCCTGCCATTCAAGGAGCCGTCCCCTACCCTTGCCCAGCTTATGGGTGTGCTGGTTGAGGAAGGTCGCAGGATTGCTTCGATTGCAGACCTGCAAATCGGAGAAGGAAATCAGGAAGCTCCAGTCGGTACTACTATCGCACTGATTGAGCGTTCAATGAAGGTTATGTCAGCGGTTCACGCGCGACTGCACAACAGTTTGCGCCGTGAGTTCAAGCTGCTGGCGAGCATCATCAGAGATACTCTACCGGAGTATCCATATGACGTTGGGGAAGATTCTCTTATTGCAAGGTCAGACTTTGACGACCGCGTTGATATCATCCCAGTTTCTGACCCCAACGCCACATCGTTCGCGCAGCGGATTATGCAGCAACAAGCTGCGCTGCAAACGTCAGCGCAAGCACCGCAACTATATGACCTGAGGAAACTGCATCGCTCTTTCCTCAAGACCGTAGGCGTGGACGGTGTGGACGAAATCGTGCCGGACCCGACAGATGTCCCAGCCTTCGACCCTGTGTCGGAGAACGCGAGGATGATGTCAGCCGCACCCGTGAAGGTGTATGCATATCAGGACCATGACAGTCATATCTCGGCTCACATGTCCCTGATGCAAGACCCAAGTCTGCAACAGAACCCAATGGGCAAACAGATTGCAGCGGCTCTATCGGCTCACATCTCCGAACACATGGCACACAAGTATCGCAACGAGGCGCAAGAACTCATTGCTGATGAACTCCCACCGCTCGGCGTACCGGAAGACAAGGGTCTCACCGAGGAGGAGGAGATGAGGATTGCTGGTCAGGCAGCCCAAGCGGCAGCCCAGATTACTGGCAAGGCACAGCAGCAAGCAGTTCTGGAGAAACAGATGGCCTCAGCACAAGACCCTGTCATGCAGCAGCAGCAAGCTGAACTGCAAGTCAAACAGGCAAAGGTTCAGCAGGAAGCAGCCGAAGCGCAGCTTGATGCACAGGTGGAAATGCAGAAGGCGACCATGCGCCAGCAACTTGAAAGAGAACGACTCCAGCAGCAGCGTGACATCGCTGAGATGAAAGTCCGTGCCGACCTATTAAAGGGTCGTAATTAAACAGGCACTGACCACTAACAGCATGTTATATATAGGCTATGGGAGTAATACATGACCCCTGAGGTTCATGCATTTGCGGAAGAACTCCGCAAAGCCCTTCGGACTTACATGAATGAGATGACCGACATGGTCGCTCTTGGGTCCGCAAAATCATTCGACGAGTACCAGCGAACAGTCGGCCATATCGAAGGATTGGCGATTGCGGAGCGTGAGCTTCTTAACTTGTTGAATGTATCCGATAACTCGGATTAACGGCGTGGCTTGACCGCCTGAAACCAAGCTATCTAGGAGATGAAATGTCATCCGTTTATTCAACGGGTGAGATTGTCGTGCCTGACAATCCACCTGCACCCAAGGGATATCATCTATTGATGGTGATGCCCAAGGTAGATGAAAAG